CACCGGAACCCAGTGCTTATCCCAAACTGTTTCGATGACAAAGTCTTTAGCAAAGTCAATCGCAACCTGTGATGGGCCTCGCTTGGCGTAGTAAGACTCTTTCAGGGCGTTGACAAGGCTAGGGATGTTCGGTGTCTGCCACCAGGCATCTTGACCTGCATCCCAAGCTGGCTGTCCATCGGTCAGCCATGAGTCCTCGCTGATTAGGTCAGGGGTTGCAGCCCAGTTAGATCCGATGACCCTTGTGCCACAAGCCTGAGCTTCTAGTGTTGGCACTCCAAAGCCTTCACCGTAGCTAGGGGCAAGTAGCACATCCATCCTGGTGTAGATAGCTGCAAGATCTTTCTTAGCCATACCAAAGCGGTAGTCCTGTGGATTAGGCAGTAGCACCTTGTCTTTTGGAATACCGAGTGATTGCAGAACTTGAATAAGGTTCCATCCACCTGCCATCCCATAAGCATCCGTGTGAAGGTAAAGCAAAGCATCGGGCTGCTCTTTAGAGAAGATGCTAAAGGCCATTAGTAATTCGCCAAAAGCTTTCCGGTGCACTAGACCGCTGGCCTTGTTTGCAGCAACAACCCCGATAAGGAAGTCATCCTCTTTGATGCCGAGGTAATCGTTGATGGCGTGTTTGCCAATCTCAAAGGTTGGCTTGTAAACCTTGGTGTCAATAGCGTGAGGCACATACTCACACTCGATGCCCTTGGCAGTCATCTGCCTAACGCCATGAGGTGCCATCGCAATAGGTGTGACATTGGGCTTGCGAAGCCACTGCTCAACCTTTGGTGGCATAGTCACATGATCTAGTGGCACCCACGAGGCGATAGGGAACTTGTCGTAGCCCTTTGATTGCATAACCCAAACATCGTAAAGACTGATAAACAGGTTTGGCTTGTGAGGGTCTTTGGCAATGAGGTTCGCGTGATCTATCGGTGCAGCATCGTTGCTGTAAAGGTCAATGCCTCTAGGGAAGTGTGGAACTTTGCCATAAGCTGTTTGGACAGTTGTTGGGACACCTTCGAGTCCGTAGTTAGACAACATCTGGACATCGAGGCCAGACCTTTTGAGATTGTCTAGCAAGTGTGTTGCTTGCTGTCCGTATCCGGTTGGGGCGTTATAGCTGTTTGACCAAAGGCTAACAGCTCCGTTTAGTTTCTCTTTTTTAGTAGTAGTAGGCATGGCCTAATCCTAGCAAAAGACAAGCCCCAAGCGAACCTACACGCTTGGGGCTTGTCAGCTTATTTAGCTAGGGCTAATTACTTACCCTGGTAGAAACCAATGTGGGTTGCGTGGGTTAGTCCACCATCAACTCGCATTAGGCCTCGGTAGGTGACAGTGTCAGTGTTGAAAGCGAAGTCAGCTGACTGGTCAACTCTCATTCCACCTGCAACGCGAACCTTGAATGATGGAAGGTGACCAAACAGTACAGATTTCGATGCGGTTCCGACAGCCGCGATGTTTGGGTTCTCAAAGACCGGGTAGCCAAGCAAGGTTGCTGGCTGTCCTGGAACTGCAGAATCGGTCCAGATGTAAGCACCTGATCCATCCTTTAGTTTACGAGCAGCAGCGATACCGGTCTTGCTCATCATAAATCCGAGCGAAGGCAAAACTCTCGCTCCATCTGCGATGCCATAGACGAGATCGATTAAGTCCTCGTACTGTGCAGCGAAGTTGGTTGCGGTTCCACGAACTACTGATCCAGCAGCTGCGGATAGCTTTGTGGTTAGAACATCGTTGACCTTTAGGCCAAGTGAGGTTCCAAGCTGCTGTGCGATGTAGCTGGTGATGTCGAATCCAGCATCGGTGACTAGCTCCTGTGCAACCTGCACTAGAGCACCATACTTCTCAGCACCAAGGGTGATGGATGAGAATGTTGGGTTGCTCTCAGAGATGGTTCCTGCTGCTGCAACTGATCCTGATGTTGAAGTCGCTGTGACTGTCGGGATGACCAAGTTCTCTCCGCTGGAAGTGTTGAACACTTCAGAGGTAGTAAGAATCGGACCGACTAATTGGGCAATTTCGAAAACACGATCAAAAAATGACTGACCCACAGTATTCGAGCTTGGTACTAGAGTGCGGTTCTCACGCATGAACTCGTGTCCACGAGTTTCACCCATAGCGATTGAGCGTAGGATGTCTGCATCGCTGTTAGCTGGTGCGTAAGTTGTTGGTGCGAATGAAGCGGATGCCTCGGCTGCACGAGCTTCGCGATCTGCGATTGAACGAGCAGTTGAGATAGCGGTGTCGGCTGAGTCGATGTCAGCTTCGATACGAGCAATCTTCTGGTTTTCTTCTGCGGATAGGCCACGCTTCTCAGCCTCAGCAATGTCAAGAACTTCTCTTGCCTGTGCGATGAGGTTGTTGCGAGCATCCATTTGTGACTTGATAAAGTCAGACATGATTCTCCTGTTTGTTAGTTGATTAGGGTTTCCTGCGGTGCTGACACTCAACAGACACAGCGGTGCTTACACTCAACTGCTATTCACAAGTTTACAAGCACAAAAAAACCCCAGCTCAGGAAGGGGGCCGAGCTGGGGCTAAAAACTCTTTAGCGAGTTTCTTTTGGACTGGTGACCCTAACTTCTTTGGCTGGGTTCACCGAGTTCTTGTTGTCTAGTTCCCAGACTGCCTGGGCTAGATCCTCAGCAATTTCTGCGACTACACCGGCTGAAGGGTTGCCAGCGGTTGCAAGGATAGCTGCTTTGATTTCATCTTTGGTTGCCATGATTAGATCCTTTTGAGTAGTAGGTCAAACTGCTTTTTCTTTAGGTCTAGCAAGTCAAGGCCGTTGTCTGCAACATCTTCTGCTTCTGGCTGTGCCTTTAGTTTGCCAACAACATCGGTGATTAGAGTTGCCTGAGCCTCATCCAGGTCATCGCCGGACTCTAGCCTTAGCAGTGCATCGGCAAGCTTGTCTGGGTCAATCGCCTGGTCGGTAGATCTAACAGTCGCGGTGGTAGCAGGATAGGCAGCAAAGGATACGATGCTTGCCTCGAACAATCTGACTGATTCCAAGGTTCTTGTTTTCCCATCTGCCGACCATGAGTCCTTGATGACATTGAAGCCAAAGCTCATGGAGTCTATAACTTTAGTCCTAAGTAGCTCGGCAACATCTCTGCCTCGGGTTGTGTTGGGAAGTTGTGCTGTGACCTTTAGGCCTCGCTCATCCTCGACAAGTTGCATAGTGCCACCGCGAAGTGATGCAAGTGGCTCACCTGCGTCATGGTTCCAGAGAAGCTTTACCTCGTTGCGAGATTGTAGGGAACGCCTAAAAGCACCTGGGGCAACATACTCGATGAAGCCACCTAGATCCTCAGAAGGGCTGTTGAATACTGAGGCGTAGCCAGTAAAGCTCATACCATCGCCCTCAGCCCTGACCTCAAAGTCAACGTTGTTAGTTCTGACCTCTGGCTGTTTAGCCTGTGGGCCGTCAATCTTTAGGGCAATCGCTCTCGCGACATCTAGCCACTTGTTTTTATTAGTCATCCTGGTAGTTTCCTCTGCTCTGATTCTAGCAACAACCGAATCAGCGTAGTCTTTTGTGCGTTGTGCAGCTCTCTTAGATGGACCTGATCCCCAAAGCAAGTGAGCAACAACACCGGCTGATGGGTAGTTGTCTGAGTTCGGGTTGGCATCTGGGCTGTCTAGGTCAACAAGGTGTCGAGCAATCCAAGCAGCAATCCTTATCCACTTGTCATCGCTGACTGTGCCTTCTGCCATAGCTCGGGCCTCGCGGATAGTGCCAGGTGTGACACCATCGCCAGCTAGACCTTGCTCGTAATACTCAAGGCCTCGGCGAGCTGCTGCTCTCATGTAAGCAGGGGCATCTTGGTTTATAGCCCTAATCTCACCCATGTTGTCATCTTCATCATCATCGTTATCTTCATCTGGTTCCCAAGCGTTGCAGTAGAAGCCACCATCAACAAAGTCATCCCAACGCTCACACCAAGCTTTATCGCCAGCCTCGTTGATTCTTTCCTCATTGAAGAAGAAGCAGTTGCCACAAGCTCTGCCCTGTGGGACATCCTCGGCTAGGGCTGGTCTGTAGTTCTCAGGCAGTTCTCTTGTTGCTCTTAGTTCTGCAATCTTGTTTAGGGTAGAGAACTTGTGACCGACTAGCACATCGGTTGGGTTCCAGCCATCCTCACCCTCGCGGTAGATCCTGATAAGTGCAGCAGGGTCATCTGCTGTGCCGGTGATTGTGAAGCTAGAGTCTGGGACATTTATCTCGCCATCTCTAACAATCCTTGTGATGCGACCTTGGGCAACATTGTCACCCGAGCCCCATCTAACAAAGTCACCAACACTAAGCTCATCTGGCTCTGCCCTAAGCTCGCCACCTGGCTCGATCTCCTCAGCGATTGACAAAGCTACCATCTGATCTATGGCATCCTGTTTGGTTGGCTGGCAAGTGATAACAACGCCATCCTCTTTTACAACTGCCCACTCAGGGCAATCGGTCTGGTCAGAGATGAAGTAGGGCATTAGGCAAGCCTCGCATTTACTGTTATGGACCCACCGAGTGCGACAGCGGTTCCGTTGATTGTGATGGTTGTTTGTGATAGAGAAACTGTTTGAGTGCCAGAGTCATAAGCCAATGGTGCGGTTGCAGCAATTACACCTGTGGCTCCTGTGTTGCCAGTATCGCCTTTTGCTCCAGTGGCACCAGTGGCACCAGTTTCACCGACTGGACCCTGTGGGCCAGTTGCACCAGTGGCTCCTGTTGCACCCTGAATACCCTGAATACCTTGTTCTCCCTGTGGGCCAGTTGGTCCTGTTGGTCCTGTTGGGCCTGTAGGTCCAGTTGGGCCAACAGCTCCAACTCTTACCATTACAAGAATGACCTCATGGTTATTGGCAAAGTTTGTTGTGCCAGTTCCACCTGATGAATCAAGCGAAACTGCAAAGGTGTCATAAGTAGAAAAGCTTGTGTGGTTGCTAGTCAAAAGCCACTTTTGGAAGTTGGCTGAGTTATTAGCGTCTTGAATGATTACATAATCACCCTGATTTAGAAGGTGCAAAAGCAAGTTGACATCATCGTTGCCTACGTCAAGATGGCTAATGTTTATCTGTGTTGCACTTGTCTGAGTAGCGTTGTTGTAAATAATGTGTGTCGAGCCAGGATCACCAGAAGTGCTTGTGGTCTTTATCTTGTAGTTGACAAAACTCGATGACTGACCTGGTACACCTTGTATTCCTTGAGCTCCAGTTTCACCTGTGTCACCTTTTACACCTTGGATTCCTTGCGGTCCTGTTGGGCCTTGTGGACCTGTCGGGCCTTGAGCACCAGTAGCACCAGTTGCACCAGTCGAACCAGTCGAGCCAGTAGGACCAATCTCGCCGGTATCACCCTTATCACCTTTAGGCCCAGTTGCTCCTGTCGAGCCAGTGGCACCCTGAGGTCCGGTATCGCCTGTGTCGCCTTTGTCGCCTTTTGCACCTTGAGCACCTGTGTTTCCGGTATCTCCCTTTAGGCCTTGGATTCCTTGTATGCCTTGCAACCCTCTTGGCAATACAAAGTTGATTGTTTGATCTGGAGATGTGCCAGTAATTGTGACAACAGCGGTGTCATCCGCTGCCTTAGTGACTGTGCCAACAGTTAGAGTGTTGGCTGGTCCTGCTACACCTTGAATACCTTGTGGGCCAGCGTTGCCTAGATCGAGCGTTGTAAAGGTTTCAGTCACATTGACAGCAGCGTTGGTTTCATCAACCTCGATGCTTGTGCTGGTTTCAGTTAGTTCCAGTGTGACTTGGGACATTACCTAGTGACCTCAGCTTGGATAGCGAACGATCCCTGAATAAGTCTTGTCACCTGACCGCCAGAGTTTAGTTCAAGGTCATAAACATAGTTGCCAGCGATAGCAGAGCCCATTGTGTTGGCTGATACAGCAACAGCGATTGTGCCAGCAGTTCCACCAAGGGTTATGCCTGAGCCGTTTGTCAAACTGAGGATTGTTGCACTAGCGTTGGCGTTTTCTCTTACCTGCATTGCAGCGGTGTAGCCAGTTAGGTTTACTGCTGTGCCAGCGATTTTCCAAGTCATGTTTAGGTCATAAGTTGCACCCTGGTAAGCGGTGATGTTGTAAGTTGCTGGGTTTATCATTACTTGACCTCGTAAGCGGCTTCTGGATCCTCTGGATTGACCTGTGCGATTCCTTGTAGTTGGACTGTTGGTAGGCCTGTGTGTTGGATAGCAGGTAGGCCCATGACCGATAGCACATCGGCTGGGTCGAATCCTGAGTTGACTAGCTTCTGAGCCATGCCGACTCGCTTGTCTGTCGCGACTAGCTCGGCTGCGTCAATGTTCACATTGGCTAGTGGGACTCGGATAATCTCGCCACCTGCAACCGGTGGTAGATCCTCAAGTCTGCGGATGTCGTTGATGGTTAGGTATCCAGCTTGCAGTCCTGTTGAGTAAGCCGAGAATCGTGTTGCAGCATCTCCGCGAAGTAGGCCATCGAGTGTGAACTTGATAAAGGCCGTAGCTCCACCTGGCTCTGCTGCCATCAAAGGTGTGAAGGCTGACTCTAGCTTCTGCACGATTGGCCTCAAAGTATGAGTGACAAAGGCAATATTATTTTGTTCCACACTCGAGTATGTGTTTGTGCCTGGCAGACCTAGTAGGTGTGGTGGGATGTTGAAAGCTCTGGCTACATCCTCGACTGCCATTCTGCGAGAGTCTAGGAATTGTGCCTTGTCGTTTTCTACTGTGGTCTGGACAAACTTAGCTCCACCCGATAGCACTCCGGTCTTGTGGGCTTTTCTGAATCCCTTGTGTCTTGCATCGAAGCCGTCAACAAGGTTCTTAGCTTGCTCTGGTGTTAGGTTGCCAGGGAACTCGATGATGCCGTTGGTGCTTGCACCTTGACCAAAGAATCTAGCAGCGTAGGACTCAAGTGCGATAGCAAGTCCAAAGTTATCCTTGAGTGCAGTCACGCGCGAGATACCGCGAATCTCACCTGGGCGAACTAGGTCAGGGATGTGGATAATCTCATCTTTAGTAAGTGGCTTGCCTTCACCCTCGTAGGTGTAGATAACTGAGCCAATCTTGTCTTTGCGAATCTCTACCTTGGCTGGGTTTAGCACTGTCATGTTTACAACGCGACCTTGGCGATCCTTGAAAGTTCTCACAAAGCCGTTGCCGTCAAGCAACATAGAAACAATCAGCGAGCCATAAAAGGCTTCCTTGGTTGTGTCAATGTCTGGTTGCTGTACCCAAGCTGGTCTAGGTCTAAAAGCAAAGCGAGCACCATCTCTGCGAATGTAAGAGTCAACTGGCAAGGTTGAGATTGTGTCAGAGATAAGACTGACCGCTGAGAAGATTGCGTTGACCTTGAATACAGTTTCATTGTTTACGATTGTGCCCGACTGATTCATTACATCGAGGTCATTGCCGGCACCCCAAACTGTCTGAAAGCTAATGGCACGCTGCTCGAATAGATTGTTAAGCACTTAGTTATTTCCTTTCGGCAGCAAGGCCAAACAAGACCAGG